CAGTTGGTTTTGAGTTCTGTCCTGAACTTGTTTCACTTTGACTAGGTGTGCCTGATGCATTTTCACTAGAATCTAATTCTTCTGCTTGGTCTGATACTTGTTGGGCTCGTTCGGCTGTTTCATTGCTTTCGACAGCAGAATTTGATTTAAAACCTCCTTCAGTTTCTTTAGGTAAATCTGTTTCTTCTCCTTCAGTTGGTTTTGAGTTCTGTCCTGAACTTGTTTCACTTTGACTAGGTGTGCCTGATGCATTTTCACTAGAATCTAATTCTTCTTTATTAAATAATGGATTTTGGAATTCAGTAGTATTAGCGTCATTCATGGAAGTCAATCCTTCATCTTCAGCAGGAGCCGATGGTTCCTCTTCGGTTTTTGGTTCATCATTTTCATCGTCTGTTTCTTCTTCTTTATCTTCTTTCTCTTTATCTTTCGATGGGTCACTACCATATTTGCTTTTTAATTTTTTATATATTTTTCGTCCAAGATGATAACCAGCACTGGCACCTAAGGTCGCTTGACCGAAATTTTCTATATTACTTATATGTTGATTAAATCTATCTCTAATATCTGATACTTTACTTGCTACTAAATCATCTTTAATCGCATCTAGATGGTCGTTTGCTTCTTTCGCGTTCTCAACAAAATCGTTTAAAGTATTAAAATAAGCCATTTATTATAATATAATAAAATAAAATATAAAATAAAAATAAATAAACTTTTAAAAAAAAGTTTTAACAAAATTATTCTTCTATTTCTTCTAATTCTTCTTTATCCTTGTATTGTTCGTCTTGCGACCATAATAGTTTATCAAAGTTCCTCCATATTTCTAAATTTGGTATATTTAGATACATAAAATCAAATTTAACCTTTTTACTTTCATGATAATATTTAATAAATTCTTTTTCACTACCACCAAAAACAGATAAGGATTCACTCATTTTTTTTAATTCACTATTAGGACTATTTCCCATTAGAAATTAAGCCGATGCATTTAATCGTGCTATAGCATTTAAATGTTTACAATATTGTGTTACAACGATTATTGATAATTTACCCTCAACTTCACCATTACCAATATGTCTGTATTTTGTTATTAGACTAGTTATTTTATCAACTTTACCGCTTCTTTTAAATTGGACTGAACCAATTATATCCTCAAAAACTACTAAATATTTATTATCTGTTTCATCGTTTTCTATCATATCTATTATTTCATCTAATAAATCCTCACTATATTCGCTGAATACAAAATCAAATTCAGTTAAAGCAGGTTTAGTCATCTTATCATTGTAAGCAGTAGAAGAGATTAATATTTTTACATCAAATAAATCTCTATACTTAAATTTTTTATTTAGACATAGATTCATCCATAATAGTGATTTACCAGCCCTAACAGAACCGATAATTGTAATAAAGAAGGGTAATTGTGGTAAGGGATACACATCAATTTCTCCAGCCGTTTCTTTACTGAAATTTTTTAAAGGTAATACTTTTAGATTATTCATATTATTATTATATTATATTTTATTATTAAAATTTATTCTTCATCTTCACCTTTGTACTTTTGCATTATTGATAATAGAGATGTTTCTAATTTATCATCATCTAATATATCTTCTTCAGGTATGCTATCAAGTTCTTCTTTTACTAAATCATAATCTTCTATTGTTTCCGTTTTACATAACCATTTAGATTTTAAATCATCAAATTTGGATAATTTTTCCGCTTGTTGTTTTTTTTGTTTATTTAATAATAATTTTTGTCTATGTGTCATGGCTTCATCTTGGTCTTTTTTCTCTTGTTTCTTTTTAATTTTATTTTGTTTTTTTATTGTCGTATTTTCCTTTACTGCCTTTTTTTCTTTTTTTAATAATCCTTTTTTATCTTGTTCTTTTTTTAATGCTTCTCTCTTCTCTTTCATTTTTGCTCTTCCCTTTGCAAGGTTATCTAGTTGTTTTTGTGTTAATACTCTTTTTTTTTTAACAACTTTTTTAACCTCTACATTATCAAATAATTCAGTATCACTCATTATATTATTAAAATATAAAAAAAATTAATAATATAAACAAACTTTTAGAAAAAGTTTTAATAAAATAAAAATAAAATAAAATAAAACAAAATAAAACAAAGATGGAATAGTTAATCCCATGTCAGTGTGATAGGTAATTTAATATCTGTTGGCTCTCTGTAACTCATATCTTTTTTTAATATTTTTCGCTTCACTTCTTTTTTTGATAAATGTTTGTAATCGTTAATTAACTTTCCATAATTTAATAGAAATGCAATATGCTTTTTTGTTGTAAAGTGATTATTTAAATTTCTAAGTTGTATATCCGCTCCACAAATACAATTAAATCTCTCTTCCATTATAATAATATAATAAAATAAATATTCATTTCTTACTCGTCTTGATAAAATTCTTCACGATAATCAATAGTTATGATTTCATAAACTGGCTTTCTACATTTAAAAGCCGTATATTGATTTTTGTATTTAAAACATGTATGATTTTCATCATTAAGCATATTGTATAAAGACCCTTTTTTGATACCTAAAATTTCTCTTACTTCTGCGGTTTCTTTAAAATAATGTTTTTCATCTGTATTGATATCAACAATCATATATTTATAATAGTTTTGGTTATGTCCCTTAGGCATTTATATAATTAGCACATTTAATTTTTAAGTATTTTAAACTAATGTTTTTTATTCGTCATCTAAAAAATCATTTTGTTCGTTTAATTTAATTCCCAAAAATACACCTTTGCATTTCTTATATTTTTTTTCCTTATTATATTTGAGATTTTTACTTTTTAATCTGCTAAGTAATTCCCTCCATGATAATTTTAAACTTGATTTAAAAATTAGTTCCATATCTTTTTTATTAACCATATCATTATCATCATTTGTTATTGTAAAATGTGAATCTAGTATATTTTGCATATCATCATATTCATTTCCTATATCCTTAAAGGCGTTCTCATTAGATTCAGGAACCTTAAAATCTTTATTATAATGTGATAATAAAAGGTGTAGATACGCGTTTTTATAATCTTCATTATTAAATCTGCTTTCATATTCATCAATCCTTTTATATATATTTGTTTCATAATTATCTTCTACATCTAAGCGAAATTTACTATCATAAAACTGAACTAATCCTCTTCTTAAAATACCACCATCTAAATCTGCGTTAAAGTCTTTATTACTACAAGTTGTTAATTTCGCTTGTATGCTATGACTTTCACTTGTTCCATACATAATCTCACAATTAATTTTTGAGCCATCCACAAAATCTTTAATAAAATCAATATCTAATTTATCCTGTTTTAATTCTTCACAATAAGAAAATCTAATAGGATTTTTAATGAGATGGATTAGTTGTTTATGTTTCTTATCATTTTTCTCATTAAATGTTTTATTATCTAATTTAAATGAATAAATGTCAAATACCTTGTCATGTATTTTAAACTCTGTGCTTTTTCCATTTCCAGCACTATAACCGATATTCATTTTAAATCGTTGCTTTCCACAAGAACCACTCAAACAATAAGCCATCCATTCTAAACTGAATTTCTTTTGTTGTTCGTCAGGTTGTAATTTGGAATAAAAATTATCTATTTCATTAAATATATCTTCATCTACTTTTGCATTGTATTCCCAATCTAAAAATTTTGTGATATAATCACTTTGCGTTCTTTTTCTAAATGTTTTTGTATCTAATTCATAAACTCCATTTTTAAAATGTAAATTATAGATTTGTTTTTCACATAAATCAAATTTAACATTTTTATCCAAAAAGGCTAAATCCTGTAAAACTAAAGCACAAATATTATTAAGTTTGTTGTTTGATGATGCACTATCCAAAATATTGTTTATTGCTTTCTTTTTCGATTGTAATAGAGATAATCTATCTTCATCCAAACATGACAACATTTCTTTATTATTTTCAGTATCCAAATGAATAGCAAAATTTCTTAGCGTAATTCTTATAAGTTTTTTTAATTGTTGATTCTTTTTATCATCTTTTATCCAATTCTTTTTATAAATAAATAATTCTTCATTCGTATAAATTAAATTCTCATTTTGTAAGTTTATAAAAATACAAGATAAATTATCATCATTATCACTAAGGCTTTTATTTAATTGTAATAATCTATATTTATATGGATTATATTTATTAGCATAAAAGTAGAGTGTCCCTAAAGTAATTTCAGTATTTTTGTTATCATCCCATATTCTATCAAATGCACCACATTCCACTCTTTTAGAATCTTTTTTTGATTCACTCCATTCTTTGGCTATTTGATAATTATTAATATTATCATTTCTTAAACTGAATACTATTTTAGTCCAAATATCATATTCTACATTAGAGGGTATTAAATCTAAATATGATGATAGTTTATTATCAACTCCTATTCCGCTATCAATAGAAGTAGTTTCTACCTTTTCTGTTACTTTCTTTACCTTAAAAGTCTTCTTCTTCTTTTTTACTACTTTTGGAAAGTCATTAAAAATTGGTATTTCTTCGGTATAATTTTCTATTGATGAATCCATCCACTCAAATACATTAGTATAGATTAAATCCAATCCTTCTTTAAATCCAGTTTTAGTTGTGTTATTATCTTCTTCGTGTTTTAATCTCCAAAGATGTGGTAATTTTTTTCGTGTTGATGTTGATTGATTAGAATCTCCATATTCATCTAAATATTTATTTAACAATTCTTTTTCATCAATATCTATAATCATAAATTTAGAATTTGTTAGATTTATATTTAATGCATTTTGTGGATATTTAAATTGTTTTTTATTAAACTTCATACATCTATCATAATCCCAAGAAGTCCATTTAGAATCATCTAATTTGCTTCTGGCTATACCTTTTACTACTTTCTCACCTTTATCATTAATATTTAAGTTAAATGTTATATATGGGATTTTATGAATATCACAGAATTTTTTTACTCGCATTGTCATTTTAATATATATCTATATTATTTTATTTTTAAGTATTTTTAAACGAATAAATTATTAAAAGATTAATATATTTAAAAAAAGTCCCCAAAAGTCCCTTTTTGAGTCCCAAGTCCCCTTTTTGGGTGATTTCTCAAACTTTTTTCTACAACCCTCTATATGAAACACTTTTTTAAAATCATACCAAAAAGGGGACTTGGGACTTAAAAGGGGACTTTTTTTCAGAATGATGAAATAAATAAAAAAAATTAAGAAAAAAAAAATATAATATAATTGTATAACATGTCAGGAACTATAGTCAATGCTAAAAATCCAAGTAATATTTACCAACCTCTTAATGTTGATGCATCAGGTAGATTAGAATGCTCTGTTAATGAAATAGAAATTACTGCTGGTGATATTTCTGTGGCTGTTGATGGTTTAGAAGGATTACAACAAACAACAATTGATAAAATAATTCTTCCAACTGCTCTAACAGGGAGTGGGAATTTAAAGGTGTCTATACAAGAATTAGGAAATGAAGGTAGTGAAAGATTAAATGTAGATGTCGGTGATGATATTACACAATTACCGAGTTCTTTAACAGGTGCTGGAAATTTAAAAGTTAGTTTAGAAGCGATGAATGGTAGTGGGACTGGAATATCAACAAGTGCTAAACAAGATACGACAAATTTAAAATTAGACCATTTAAGCGATAATTTAGATACTATAAATTCTTCAGTAGGAGATTTGGCGACAGAAAGCACTTTAAATATTATTGCTGAAGAATTTACAAAATGTGATACAGATAATATCACAATAACTGGTGGATTAACTGGAAGCGGTAATTTAAAAGTGTGTATCCAAGAATTAGGAAATGAAGGCAGTGAAAGATTAAATGTAGATATTGGAAATGCCGTAGCACAATTACCAACAGCGTTAAGCGGTAGTGGAAGACTAAAAATAGAAAATGATATTAGTGGATTTTCTACCGCAAGTTTGCAAGGAGCAGGATTACCCTCAGCCTTAAGCGGTGATAATTTAAAGGTGTCATTAAAAGAAACAATTTCTGTACCAGTAACTCATACAACATTAACTAATTTAGAT